CATATCCAAACATCTGGGTTGAGTCGTCGTGCATCTCGCTTATCGAAGCGATGAGCGCGGGCGCACTCTGCGTCCACCCTAACTATGGCGCACTATACGACACCAGTGGCGGTATTACAAGAATGTATGGCTGGAACGAGGATGCCAATCAGCACGCTGGTCGTCATCTAGTAATTCTAGACGAAACTATCGAAGACGTGAAAGCTGGAAGACATATCGAAGAAGCGAACTACGTCAAAGCATATGCTGACTTGCGCTTCAATTGGAAAAGAAGAGCCTACCAATGGCAATCTCTTTTAGAAGCACTCAAAGCTCAACGATGATAAGAACCGTATAAGCAATGAGCCATTTCGTGTCCTAGGGTCATAACATCATCGTCATTTATTTTATCTGGCGGTTTGATGTGGATATCACATTGATATGGTGCATGTAGATCCCAAGCAGCCCAACCTAAAGATGGATCAGTTGTTCTTGGTTGTTTGTTTTCTCTCTGAAAACGCTGTAATGCTCTGGTAACATCATTATACGATTCGTGTTCATATACTGTTACTGTCATTGGCACACCAGTTCTATTATGCTGTTTTTCCATTGACTCGTAAGTTTTCTGTTGCTCGCAAGAAGCAAGCAACAGAATTGCGATTATCGCGCTTATAGTCCAAGGAAATCTCATAGACCCAACAACTTCGCGTAGTTTCTTGTTTTAGCTTCGCGGTCTTCTAGACCATGTGTACCGCCATTGATGCGCTTTGTTACAGCTAGGATAGCTAGGTCATTAATCCCTGCATCACACAACTGCCACAGTTTATTGTTTTCAAAGAAGAACATAGCAGATTCAAACGCGTATTCAGTTGCAACTAGATCTGGATTTTCCATGATTTCTGGCTTGCCAAGATAGGTGGCGAAATTCTGATAGTTCGCGCGACCTGTCAATTGCAGTGCACCTCTTCCTCTAAACTTCCAACCATCTCCCGACGCTTCGTTGCCATTACCCATACGACTAGCATAAACGCGATTCGCGATCTTTTCTGGTTTGCGTTCGTACTGCTTTGCCATTTCCAAGGTAGGGAAATACTTGGCGAAAATACGGGTTAGACCTTCAGCAGAATAATTCAGATTCTCGACAAACAGACGGAATCCGCCAGTTTCGTGCGAAGTTTGCGCGAAGAAATGCGCAGTGCGAACTGGCGTTAATTTGTAATACGCCATCGCTTTCGTCATTGTGTCCTTTCCGAACACGCCATCAGCTTTCGCTCCAACTTTCTTTTGTAGTGATACCAAACTCATGGAACTCTCCTTTGTCATTTTTACTATTTAGCTAAGTCATTGATTTAGAAGGGGTTTTTACCTCCTAATCTCGGCTCACTCAGAAGGAATTTTCCTTATAAATCAACAACTTAGCTGTTTTCAGCTTACTCGAAACCTAGGATTCAGGGATTTGACCCTAGTTAGAAGCCCTCTCGTAACCCATTGATTTTATTAGTGTTTTAAGTTATTGATTTAGAAGGGTTTAATTCTTTTACTTCTCTCATAGCTAGGGTATAATAGTCCTATGGAAAATAAAATGTTCGACCGTATGCCACTCCCTACATCAGTGGTTGAAGTGACTACACGATTCAAAGAATCGTATCTATTCGCGAAGAATGAATTCCGCGACACAGTTTATCACGGCAAAGTGATTACTGCTCCATATCCAATCAGCAATACTGAATTCTGTATTGAAGACAAATCGATGCCATTCGGACATCGAATCATAAATCTACGACATGTCGTAAATCTCAAAATGATCAAAGGTGTCACTAGACCTGTGGCGCAAGAAACCAAGATCGTACACATCGAAGTTCCAGGAAGCAAAGGAAACACATATCACGTGACTAACGAAAGTGGTCGCTGGACGTGTACCTGTGCTGGCTTTCAATTTCGTCGTCAATGCAAGCATACGCAAAACGTATAATTTTACTTCTCACAATTTCCGTATTATAATAGTCCTAAAGGATAGTTATGGCTCTGCCAGAAAAGAAACGCAAACCTCGTAAGCAATATGACGCCATCGGTGGCGAACCTGTATTGCTTGAACCTGAAACCGCTGAGTTCGTTCGCGCACTCAACTGGTTCAACACACAGTGGACTCCCGACAACGCCAAGAAATGGCTCGTCGGCTACATGACTAAAAACAACTACAGCAAAGACGACATCGCTGCTGTGTCTGGCAAAGTCCGCAAAATCATTCCCACTTCTGCTTCTCTCGCGCGACTCTATACTAATGGGTCGGTGATTGACCAGAAGTATCACGCGACCATCAAACAAAGCATTGATGCTGTCTTAGATTCTAGCCGACCTGAGTTAGATGAAGACGGCAATCCAATCATTGTCGTCAAAAACGTCAAACCTAAAGCTGTTCCTAGCGACATGCTCGAATTCATGGATAACCTAATTGCTCTCTCGCTCGCTGGCGAGAAGATTAAGGTTGACTTCTATAAAGCATTGATGGAAATGAAAGCGACCAAGTTTCATCTTGATGAACTGACTGCTGAATATTCTCCGCTTCTCGACGAACTCAAAGAGTTGAACGAAAAAGACGACGAACAGTTGCTCGAAGGATACGAACACGTCAGCTGGAAAGCAGTCAAGCAAACTATTGAGTTGCTGACTGATATGAATACGCAGTTCAAACAGATTAAAGCTGTTAAGAAGTCTGCTGCGCGCAAACCTCGCGCCAAGAAACAACCGAAAGTCGAGAAGATTATCGGTCGTCTCAAGTTCCAAAAAGAAAACGCAGAGTTCCGCGTCGCGTCAATTGACCCTGCTAAGATGCTTGGCTCCAAGTATCTGGTCGCGTTCAATACCAAGACGCGTTATTTGACTCTGTTCTATGCGAATGATGGTGGCTTCTCAGTCAAGGGTACTACACTTACCAACTTCGACGAAACCAAATCGTTCACCAAGAAACTTCGCAAACCGCTTGACATTCTTCCGCTTATTGATACTCGTATCAATGCTGAACGTCAATTCAAGCAGTTGAAGACCGAAGCCCGACCTGCTAATGGTCGCATCAATGACTTTACAATTCTCTATAAGGTTTGGTAATGAATAAAATGAAAACACTACGCAAAGAATATTGGACATTACAAATCTTCTATCACAAGAAGTTAAAGTAAACGCTGGAACAGATTTACCTCTGTTCTTCCACGATCCGCGCGACGAAGAAGTTGAAGAAAAACAAATCATTATCATCCCAGCTAAACGAGGCAGAAAGGCGAAATATCTATGAGCAACAATGTGATTGATGTCTCTGATCGTTTCAAAGCGAAACAAGACGAAGCCGACACCGAGAAGAAAGTTTCCAAAGCAGTTGCAGAATTTGAAAATGCATATGACGATATTGCCGACACGGTTAATATCGCGCTTGAAGCTGCATGGACTATTCTTGTTAGTCGCGGTATCAAACCGACAGAAGTGAATCCAAAAGATTATATTCTCTTTCGAGAAGCTATGTACTCTATGTTACTAGGAGAACGAAATATCTTACATCCACTGCAGGTAACAGCAGAAGAATTTTATGAAATGATTAAACCATGATTATCATCGACCTACAACAAGTGATGATTGCCAATCTGATGACTCAGCTTGGTTCTCACCAGAATGCAAAACTAGACGAAGATCTTCTTCGTCATATGATTCTGAATGGCATCCGAAATATCCGTAAGAAGTTTGCTTCATATGGCGACGTCGTTATCGCAGCTGACCATCTTAGCTGGCGTCGTGCAGCATTTCCTTATTACAAAGCAGGTCGCCGTAAGAACCGCGACGCTTCAGATATGGACTGGACGACTGTATTCGATACCTTTGCTAAAGTCCGCGAAGAACTGCGTAACAACTTCTCGTATCGTGTCATTCACGTAGAGGGTGCTGAAGCCGATGACATTATCGGCGTCATTGCTCATAAGTTTGGTATTGAGTTCGGAAACGCAGAGAAGATTATGATTGTCTCTGGCGACAAAGACTTCAAACAACTGCAACGCTATTGTAACGTCGAGCAATACGATCCTACTCGTAAGAAGTTCCTGACCTGTTCTGACCCAGAGGAATTCTTGATTGACCACGTTATTCGTGGCGATACCAGCGACGGTATTCCTAATGTCCTCTCTAAAGACGACTGTATGGTTACAGGAACTCGTCAGGGTGTTCTTTC